TCGTGTGAATTTTCCTGCGTGTCGTGCTCTTTTCGTTGACGCACCGGGTAATCAGAGTAAAGGCTACTTAAGTGTCGAGATGTCGGATGCTCCAGGGCAAACTGCTCGCGCTGAAAATTTACAAGGAGATACTATTTATCCCATCTCTTGTACAGCTTTACTTAGCGGAAGCATCGGCGGCGTTTTTGTTCTCTACTGATGGCTGAAGTAGCTAAAAAACGCGACCCTAAGAAGTGGGCTGCTGCGAAAGCTAAAGCTCGTAAAAAGCTTGGGGGGCACTCGGCCCGAGCAATGCAGCTCGCGACTAAGTACTATAAAGATGCGGGTGGGACTTACGAAGGTAAAAAATCTTCGTCCAATCGACTTAGCCGCTGGGGAAAAGAAGATTGGCAGACTCGCGAAGAATACGAAAAGTCTAAAAAAGACTAATTATGGACGCTGAAGATCTCGTTTCTTATTTGTCGGGCGGATCTACTTTCCGCGAGCGATCCCTCCTTGAGGCGGCTGATTTAATTAAGGCCATCCAAGGGACTAGTAAAGGGGACACGATCTCTCAAGGGTTAATCAACCCTTTAAAAAACGAAATGCTCGCTAGAGCTGCGCTAGCTAAAGGGATGATGGGCAGTGTCTGATAAAGCCCGCGAAAAAGGAAGAACGGAGAGGTATCTACCACGTGCAGCGTGGGCCTCACTTACTCCTGAAGAACGTCGCGAGACAGACGAAAAAAAGAAACGCGCTACGGCAGGTAACAAACCTGTAAATACACAAGTGCCCAACACAGAAAAGGCACGAGAAGCACGCCGCCGCGCTTCCGAGTACATTAGAAGAAAGTCTTCAAAAAATGGCTGATCCGTTTCTCGAAGCAGGCGACTTATTTACCCGAGCTTTTAACGCTCAGGAGTTAGCGGCGCAACGCCAGGTTAAAGCTCAGCGAGCTGGTATGCGTAGCGACGAGTACGCGAGTCAACTTGAAGATCAAGCGTATAACTCTCCTGTACCCCCAATGAACGCACCCTATGGTGTGTTTGAGGACGAATTTACTCCGACTGGAGATCCCACAGAGGATATGAAGCGGGAGTTAATGCAGAAAACTCGCGCTAACCGGAGGGCTAAAGAACAAGTTATTGTTCGTGCGGGTAACGGTGCTCCTACCGCCAGCGTAGGCTAATATACTGGCAGCTTCTTAGTTGGCAGTGCTTTTTGATTGCTTTCTCTACTTTGACGAAAAGGAGCTCTTAGAGCTTCGCGTCAATATGCTCAAGGATATCGTAGACGGATTCATAATTACAGACGCAGATCGTACGTTTAAAGGCGATAAAAAAGATTTTACCTGCGTAGACACTATTAGGAAGCTTGGATTACCTGAGGAAAAAATCCAGGTTCTTCATGTCGAGCTTCCCCCTCCGGATATCGCTCCGAATCCCTGGGTTCGGGAGTATTCCCAACGTGATGCCCTCGCTGTGGGTATGCGTATGACTCCTCCAGATTCAGCATTTTTCTTTAGTGACGTCGACGAAATCCCTAAACCAGAATCGCTGCTAGAAGCTGTAGAGTTGGCTAAGGCAGATCCTGAACGGTGTGTTCGTCTGTCGATGCCTATGTTTTATGGCCGAGCAGATCTTCGTGTAGTAGATCCCGAGCGCAATACTTCAAAACCCCCCACTAATTGGACTTGCGGGACTGTTGTTCTCCACGGTCATCTGGAACAAACTCTGTCAGAGATTCGGCGAAACCCCAACGACATCGTTGTTGGTAACTGCGATGCGGGCTGGCACTTCTCGTGGATGGGTGATCCAGATCGAATGAAACGTAAGCTCACCTCGTTCTCCCACTGCTACGACGACATTCCTCAAGCACATGCTCCTGCTTACAGCCAGGACATGCTTGATTACCTCGATGCCTACAAAGCAGAAGCGGGTGGAAACGACCCCTTAGGCCGCAAAGATCATGTGCTGGAGCCATATCCACATGAGCTTTTGCCCGCTGAGCTGTTTAAAATAGAGAGAGTCAAAAATTATTTGCTCCCTAATGGCTGACTTAATGACAGAGCAAATCAAAAAGCCTTTTGCCGGTAAGCAGGGTGGCGGCCGTGGAAACGAAGGCGGTTCTGAGCGTAATGAGAATCGTCGCGAAGCTGTCCGTAAAGCACGGAAAGCTCGTATGATGCGTACTAAAGAGCGCGAAGCAAACGCTCGCTGATCTTAAGGGATAACATCAATGCCTGCGGACAACCTGAGCGTAAGGCAGCGGTTCAGTGAAATTCTAGAGGCTTCTAGAACACAGGATCGCAGCAAACAATCTGCGACTATGGTTGTCCTTAGTCATTTGCAGCAGATGACGCTGCTTATGATTAAAAAGGGCTTATTTTTCTACTGTGAGCAAGACACTTATAAAGCCCGCACAAAATTTGTAGAAGATTTAATTCAGTTAAATAAACTAGATATTCGTTTTCCCGCAATCGTTCGTAATTTTCTGATCGACGGCTGTGGGCTTTTTTATTTTCGGCCCGATCCGAAACTCAAGTACCAAATCTACTTTTTTAATAAAAACCAGTACCGCGTCTACCACGACGTAAACGGAGAGATCGAAGAAGTCGTCATTATTTACAGTTATAAGATTCGTAACAGCGCTATCGGTCTGCCTGCGGAGACGCAAGGTCAGAACAAGCGGTATGTCCGAATCTCGATCACTAACGAAAAGATTACAGAATATGAAGCTAACAGTGAGCTGAGTTTTGAGCTGGAACCGGGATCACTAATTACCCCTAAGAACAGCCGGGAGAACACCCTCGGTTTTATTCCGGCGGTTGAAGTACTCAACAAACCAAACGCCAGCGGAACGGAGGGCGAGGGTGAGTTCGAACCCTTCATGCAGCAGATCGTTCTGCATGATCAGATGATGCAGAACATCTCGAAGAACATCGAGTTCTTTGGGAATCCCACGCTTATCAGCTCTCGCCCTCGTAGCGATCTGGTCGAAGCTTCGGACGCAGATCGTTCTTTCCGTCCGACGATCAGCAGTCAAAGCGGTTTTGCTGGAATCGACTCTCCATCGACTCGCGTCTCTGAGCCTTTTGGTTCCCAGTCGAGTCTTGGAGGCTTGCGTGTTCCACGCATTATCGCGAACGTCGAGCCTTCCGACCGCGTGGGTTATATGACTCCAGACCCCGTTAACGGGGACATGAACCGCTATGCGCTTTTACTGCGAGAGGAAATCAGAACTGCCTTGGGTGGCGTTGACGAAATATCAATCAGCGCCGGAGCCACTGCGACTGAAATTAAGGGTCTTATGGGTCGCGCTCAAGCGACTGCTCTTCGTAAAAATAAGAGTTTTTTGACATACGGTTTCTGCCGCCTGTTGGAGATGATCATCTACCACCAGGAGCAGATCTTCCGCGAAAGCTTTATTTCCGTGGTGGGCTTAGCCCCACCTAAAGAACCTAAGGAACAAACCGAAGAAGCACTTCTTAAATACCAAAACAAACTTGCTAAGTACGAAGAAGATGTCGATCTTGCTATTCAAGCTGCTTTAGCTGATAACAAGGTCCCACGTGGTGTTTTTGGTCTTCCTCCAGATGGAGATCGCCAGGTAACGTACCGCTTTCAAGGGGACGTTTATGAAGACACTGCTTACGACATCAACCAGAAGTCGATCGTGGTTCGTAACTTACAAGAGCTCGGCGTTGATAGCGTCGAAGCTCTGAAGTACTTGTTCCCCGATAAGACAGATTTAGAACGTTCGGAGATGTTGAAGGGCTTCCCTTTCCGAATGATTCAACAAACGCAGGGCGCAATGCAGCAATTCTTGCTACTATTGAACCAGATGCTACAAGCCCCGCATCCTTTAGCTCCTAATCAGCCCTTAGCGGCTGATCCACGGCTAAACTTAACGCCCTTACTTTATAGGACGTTTGACCATCTCGCGCAAGAACTGACTTACTCGGGCAGCTATGAGCCAGCAGATCCCAGCTTCGATCCCGAGCCCGGTCTCCCCGGCGGTAGCAGCCCCTCAGGCGGCGGCCCCGGTGGCGGACCAGGGCTCAACCGCCTACCCGCAATGG